GGCCTCGTGGCCGATCCCCCAGCCGTTCACGAACGCGTTGACGTAGTTCGGATCCGAGGTGTTTGCGTAGGTCGCCCACTCCGAGGGGTACACGATGATCCAGAGGTCGGACCACCACCCGGCGCGCTCGGGGTTCGAGACGCTGTCCCAGTTCCAGGTGGGATCGGTGGCCTGGGTTGTCGTGCCGTTCGAGGCGCGCGTCACGAAGAGACCCGCGCGCGTGACGATTCGCACCACGGGCGTATTGCCCAGGTAGGACTGGATCTGCTCGGCGAGGACGCTCGAGGAGCCCGCGTTCGTCCAGGTGGTGAGCCAGTTTTGGAGGCGCAGCGCGAAGTGCGCGGCCGTCTCCGCCTCGCCTTGGATGAGCCCGCGCGTCGCGCCGATCGCGGCGAGGTTGTCTGTGCGCGGTCCGTAGCCGGGAAACCACGCATAGATGCCCTCGACGGCCTGGTCGATGAGGAGATCCGCGTACGCCGCGATGACCCACAGGTAGCGGTACCCCACGGACATCGCATTGATGATCCAGCGGAGCGGGATCGCGTTTCGCAGGGTGTCGCGAATGCCTCTCATGACGCCATGACCCCCGTGGAGAGGACGCGGACGAGCACCGACACGCCATTGGTAGCCACCAGCCCCGGCGTGAGGGCGAGATCGGGGGCGCCCTGGGAGCTGTAGTAGGTGCCGCCCAAAGCGGCGATTGCCTGGGCACAAGCGCCGGCGACCGAGCCACCGAAGAGGCCCTGGAAATTGCTCTGGGTGTCGTCCGACGCGAGGACGCCGCCGATCCTGTAATTGGCGAGCACGGTCGCGACCGAAGCCGCGCAGGCCGCTTGCGCCTGGGCCGCGGTCACGCCCGGGGGTAGGGCGCACCAGACGGTTACCGTGGGCGCATAGGTGACTGTCGTGGCGCTCGTGGTCGTGACCGTGACGGTGTCCGGTCGCGCGATCGCCTCGATGTTCGCGGCGACCCCCGCGATCGCCGTCCCGGAGGCCGGGCCCGACGGGCTGGCGAGAATCACGCTCACGGTGCCCGTGTGCGAGCTCGCGGACACCAAGTAGCGATTGACCTCGACGGGGTAGACGGGCGCCTGGGTCACCGAATCGAGCGCCGTCAGGATGGCGTACGCATAGGCCGTCCGGACGCCGCGCACGGAAAGCGCCCCGAGCTTGCTCTGGCAGAGGATCGTATAGGTCGCATCGTCCAGCGCGTCGGCGCCGGCGACCGCGAGGGGATTGGAGACCGTCACGCCAGCCATGGGGGGCGAGACGATGGTGTCGATCGCCCCGGGCGTCGCCGAGCTCGCGGACCCGGCCTGCAAGGCCTGGAAGTTTACCCCGGAGAGGGTCGACGTGGGGTTGACCGTAAAGGGCGCGGTGTTCGTGTAGTACTGGCCCGTGGTGCTGTCCCTGAAGGACCCGGCGAAGGCCGCGACGGGGTAGACCCCGCCGCCTGCGTTGACGAAGGTGAGCTGCCCGGCGGCCGCGACGGCGGGCGGCCGCGTCACGCCAAAGACGTATTGCCCGAGGAGATCCAGCCACGGGCCCTTGGCAATGCCCAGAAAGCCCGACCCGATCGCCTGGGCGATGAGAAGGGAGGCCGTCGCGAGGATGTAGCTGCACGCCGTGAGGATCGAGGAGAGCGGGCCGCCGACGCGCCATTGGTCGGCGGGGATCCCCATGCCCACGAGGAGCGAGACCAAGGTGGCCCGGACCTGCGTCTGATTCGACGCACTGACGAGGTTGGCAAAGGCGATCATGGGCTGGGCAGAATGGTCAGGCCGGCATTGGCGTCATAGGAGTACGCGAGGCCCAGGACTTGGGCGCCCACTTCGACCTCGATCTGAATGAGAAACGAGCCGTCGGTTTGCTGGGAGACCGTGGCATTGCAGGCCGTGATCCGATCGTCCTGCAGAAAGTCCGCCTCGATGCGCGGGCCGATCGCCGCGACGTCGACGGTCGCCCCGGAGAGCATGTCCTCGATGCCCACCCCATGGATCGGCCCGCCCGGGTCGCGCAGTTCGTCGGCGTTGCTCCCGTGGGTTTGGATGAGCCAGTGGTAACAATCCTGCTGGAGCGCTTCGAAGTCCGACGCGACGGTGCGGTCGTACGGATCGAAGTCGTCGTAACAGAGCGCCTCGGGGTAGGTGAGGGGCAGAAGGGGATTGGTCATCCGGTGCTGCCTTTCGCACTGAGGAGCAGCGTCGGAAGGGAGGGCACGTAGCTCCCCCCCACCCCGCTGATCGCCGTCGCGATCTTGCCCAGCTCCACCATGAACTCGTCGCCGAGGACCAGGGCATGGCCCCCGCCGGCGATCGCCACGCCCGCCGACGACGGGCCCAGGTGCGTCGTCGCGGTCGCGTCGACCGTGACCTCGAGGGGAAGGTCGGTGGACTTCCAGCCCTCGACCTTGGGCTGCGCGGGGTCGCCGGCGATGAAGGACACGAGGCACTCGCTCGAAAGGAGCACTTTCGCCGTCACCCCTTGCATGCCCGTCCAGATCGAAAGCGGCAAGGTGTCCGGGACCCCTGCAGACGTCTGCACGGCCTGGAGCTGGACGCGCCCGTCGCCCCCCTGGAGGACCACGCGGTAGCGGTAGCACTTGAGGTACGCGGGGCGGACGGCGACGCGGGCGATCGCCTCGAGGTCCGAGAGGAGCGGCGAGGCCGCGCCGGCGGCGCAGTAGAGGGTCGCGCGCGCCCCGCCCGCGCGCGTGAACGTCTGGTCGACGTCGCGCACGATCGGGGTCGCGCCGTTGAAGCGCGCGTCGGAGAGCACCGTCCCGGGCGCGATGAGGGCATCGCAGGACACGACCGCGCGCCCCTCGAGGGGGTACCACTCGAGGACCTCGAGCGTGCTGTCAGGGGTCGCCGGCGTCCTCGAGCTCACTTGGGTGATGCCCGTGAAGTCCACGAAGTAGTCGCGCCCATCGAAGATCGCGACCGCGGGCCCCCGGACCCGCTCGTAGGAGAGGCCGAGCACGGACGGGGTGACGTCGTTCGCCGTCTCGCCGATCGCCGTCGCCGTCGCCGTATAGACCTGCGTCGAGGACACGCCGGCATCGTCCCCCCAGGATTGCGGGTCGAGGACGGTGTCCCACGCGCCGCCGCCGGCGATAACGCGCGCCGTCGCCGAGGAGACGAAGGACCCGGACCCCCGCGGGTCGATCGTTCCCTTGAGCGTCACGCCTCCCACGACGAGCGAGGCCGGGCCCGACGTCGGCGCGGTGCTCACGACCTCGGGGTCGAGGTCGACCTCCGCGATCCAGGCGCCGCGCCACGGGATGAACATCCACACGGAGAGGGCCCGCAAGCCGTTGAGCGTGGGCGGGGTCGCGCTCATGGGTTATTCGGCGCGCTCTGGAGCGCCGTCGTGAGGCGATTGGTCTCGACGTCCTGCTGGTCCTGCGCGGTCGGAAGGCCCTGCGAGACCGCGGGGAAGGCCGCGTCGGGCCTCGAGAGCGCGGGTTTCGGCCGCCGGTATTGCTTCATGTAGATTTGGCACGACCACCCGCCGTAGTCGTCGCCCTCGATCCCGTCGGCGTCCTCCACGACGCACTGGACGATCCGGATCGGGGGGCACGTGAGCTGCGGGTGCTGGATCCCGAGCGCTCGAGGACGGATCGAGCCGGGCATGAAGCGGACGGACTTGTCGAAATACTTCGCGGCATAGGCCTCCCAAAGGGGATAGTCCGCCGGATCCCAGAATTCAAAACGCATCGTGAACTTGCCGAGCGGATCGCCCTTCGGGACGAGCGTCGCGCCCGTGAGCGCGTACCCCTGGCGCTCGTCCCACCCGCGCGGCGAATTCGCGCCCAGGATCCGCACCTGGCCCGGGCTCTTGTCCCCGTTGATGACCACCCAATCGAGGATCGGGAAGTCCGGGGCGAGGATCGCCGGCTGGGTCATGTGGGCACCGGCGAGCTCGTGGGGATGCCGCCGGCCTGGGCGACGTTGCGCACGGCGCGTGTCAACTGCGCGAGGATCGAGGGCTCGGTGATGGCGGCTGCGATCTCCTGTCCCTTGGTCTCGCTCGTCGCGTGGACGATGACGTGGACCTCTACGACCTCGCTCGAGCCGCGCCCACCCCCGCCAGCGGCCGCCTGGACCGCGACGGGCGCCCGCGCCGGGACCTGGGGGACCATGTCCTCGACGGCGTCCTGGGCCCCGCCGCCGTCCTTCTTGACGCCTCGAACGTAGCCCTCCGTGGACTCCTCGCCCTTCTGCTCGAACCAGCGGGACGGGGAGTGCGCATCGATCCCCTTTTTCCCGCTAAATGCGTCCTTGATCCACCCGGCGAGCGTTTCGGTGGCCTTGGTCACGGCGTACTTGCTCGCGGCGCCGGCGATCCCCGTCGCGAGGCCTTGCGAAATCTGCGCGCCGATCCCCGCGGCGCCGAGCGCGGCTTTCGGGGCGAAGTCGGGCGTACCCACCTTGGGGAGCGCGCCGCCGGTCGCGCCCTCGATGACCTCTTTGCCCACCGTCTCGACCGGATGCGCACGGAAGTCGTTCCAGAGGTCGAGCAGGTGCTTGACCTCGATCGCCGCCTTCTGCACCCCGTGCAAAATGTCTTTGATGTCCGCGACCAGCTTGGTCGCGTCGATGTTCGCGAGCCGCGTCCCGAATTCCGTGAAGATCGCCTTGAGTGCCGCGCCGCTCGCCGTGCCCTCGTCGAACTGGGAGAGGATCTTGTCGAGCGCCCGGAGGAGCGGCTCGAGGATGGCGCCGCCGGCAAGCTGTTTCAGGTGATCGGAGAACTTCTGAAGCTGGACGTCGACCGAAAGGAGCTTCTTCGCGTTGATGTCCCCGTAGCGCTCCTCGAGCGTCGCCTTGAGCGCCTTGGCGAAGGCGTTGGACTCGACGCGGTTCTCGTAGAGCGCCGCCATGGCCTCCTGGATCGGCACCTTGGTCTGCGCGGCGAGGTTTGCGGCGAGCTTCTGAATCTTGACGCCTGTCCCCTGGAGCTCGAATGCATTGGTACCGGCGCGCCCCCACATTTTGGCGCGATCGATCATCTCCCGGAAGGTATTGGAGACCTTGGAGCCCATCGCGGCGTCCGCGGTCCCGATCGCGGCGAAGGCGTCGAGGATGCCCTGGCCGGTGTAGGTGGTGTTATTGAGCGTCCGCGCCAGCTCGTCGCCGAGGTCGTGCGCGGCCTGGCGCGAGATCGGGAGCTTGCGCGAGATCCGATCGATCTGGTCGCCGAGGTTTTTCCCGTTCGCGACGCTCCCGGCGACGGCCTCGTCCATGATCCGGATGTTGCGATCGGCGTCCGCAGCCCCGACCGCCCACCGGGCGAGCGCGGCGGCCGCCGCGATGAACCCCACGCCCAGCGCCACCACGCCCGCCGTGAGGCCCGCGAGGAGGTAGGTCATGCCCTGGCCTCCCCCGATGATGGAGCGGGCCTTCTCGAGGCCGTCCGACCACCCCTTGACGGGTCCCCCGGCGGCCGCCAGGGCCATGTTCGCGAGCTGCTGACGCTCCCGGAGCTCGTCGGCGGCCGCCTTGGCGACCTGGGAGGCCTTCTTTTGCTTCTGCGCCAGCCGCTCATAGGTCACGCCGTGCTTGAGGAGCTGGAGGTTTGCGCGCGAGACTTTGTCCCGCTCGGCCTCGATCTTCGCGACGAGCATCTTTTTCGCGGCCAGGACGTCCGCCGTCTTGCCACGAAGGGCGCGCTGCGCCGAGCCCATCTCGCGCAGGGCATCGCTCGAGCCCTTGATCCGGTCCCGGAGCTTCTCGAGCTCGTCCGCGTACGCGCTCGCCTCCTCCGGACCGTCCCCGAGGTCCGTGGAGAGAGAGAAGCGTGCTTCCGCGTCATTCGCCGGCACTGGGGAGCCTCCGCAGATGAGCCAAACCGTCGACCAAGAGAAGGGCGACCAAAAGGCCGCGTTCGTAACCGTCCGTTCCGAGGGCGTCCTCCTCGCCCACCAAGCCGAGGCCCTCGGCGAGGAGCTCGGCGGCCGCGAAGCGCTTGCGCGGCTGGTCGAGCGAGGAGAACTCCTTGAAACGGTCCGCTATTTTTTTTGGGCCTTGTCCTCCCAGAGGCCAAAGAGGGTCGAGACCGCGTCGACCAGCTTCGGCAGCAGAAACTTCCGGTTGAAAATGATCTCGTGGAGCTCCTTGGTGGACGGGTACTCCACGTTCGGGGTGACGAAGGCGATATCGTCCTCGTCGGTCGGGCTGTAATTGGCCTTTCGGAGCTTCGCCCGGTAGGCCTTCGCGGTGACCGCGTCACCGCGCTTGACGACGATCGGCCCGTGCGGGCCCGCGTCGACCAGGTCCCAGTCCTCCCCCCGGCGCCCGAACTTTTCGGTGTACTCGACCTCGAGCTCCGCCATGCGCAGCAGGCGATCTTCGTCCTCCGAATCGTTCTTCTTCTCGATCTCGTAGATCCGTCGCCGGAGCTCGGCGAGGCGCTCTTGCTTGGTGAGCGGCGCCCCCGGGGGCGCGCTCGAGGGGATCGTGTCGCTCATGGGTCAATCCTTCGGGTGAGAGAGTTTCAGCCGTTGCCGCCGAGGCCACGGATCACGGACCAGAGGCGCATGCCGTTGCGGGTCATTTGCAGGCCCCCAATGGTGACCTCGAGAAGGTTCTCCTCGATGCCCTCCTCGTAAGTCACCTTGTCCCCGTCCCAGGTGCAGTCTTCAAAGACCATCGTGATCGGGATCGCGCCGGGCACGGGCTCGGAGACCTGGAGCAGAAAGGAAAAGTCGGCGTCGCCGTACGAGCCGAGCCCTTTTTGCGTGAGGTATTGCTGGAGCTCGAGCGCTTGGGCCTCGAACATTTTCACTGCCATGGGCTCGAGGCTGTACTTGCCTGGCGTCTTGCCGCGCGGTCGCCCGGTCTTCCGGTTGGAGTAGACGATCTTTCGCTCGCGCTTCTGCGCGTAGTCGACGGAGACCACGTTCCAGGGGTTGCCCGAGGGCGTAGTCAGAAGGCCGTCAAACCGGAACTCGGTCGACGTCCAGCTGTAAATCGAAGTTCCTACACGGAGCGGCATGGGGTTGTTCTCCTGGGGGGCGAGGCCTTACGAGGCGAGCGGGATCTGGATCGTTCGCGTAATGCTCTTGACGAACTTCTGGACCGCGTTGATCCCCTTGATGTACGCGAGCGCCTCGACGTTGATGTCCGCATTGAGGAACGCGCCCGCGTTGCTCGAGACGTCGTCGTCGCGGTGCAGCGTGGCCTGGACGTCGGTCACCTGATTCTCGAGGGCCGCCGCAAGCTTCGTGTTGACGTCCCCGTCGATGGCGTCGAGGTCGGTCCCGAGTGCGTAGACTTTCCCCGTCGTGGGGTCCGGCTGGCCCTTGCGAAGCCCGCGAGAGAGCTGCGGCTGATAGAGCTGGAAGGCCTGGCCGCACGCCACGTTGGAGACGCGCGCGTGCTGGTCGTAGACAAAATCGCTATTCGTGGGCGAACAGATATTCGCATTGTTGATGTACGTCCCCACCCGCCCAGGAACGCTCCGGAGCGTCGAGAGCTTGAGCGCATCGATTCCCGGATAGACCTGCTCGTCATGCCACGCGGGCCCGGTGTTGGGATTCTGCGGGTCGGTGAGCTGGAAGCCCGGGATCGGGTTGAGCGCGATCCACGCCGGATCGATTCCGACGGCCAGGGGGTTGGTGCGCGTCGCGATCGCGAGCGACGTTGGGCGGACCTGGAGCAGGCCCGTCACGTTCGAGGGCGAGTAGCCACCATCCGCGCCGACGTCGACGCGAATGGTCGGGCTCGTCGCGTTGATCGCGAGCGTGGTCAGTGCCGTCAGGTACGCGGCCTCGCTCTCCGTGCCCGGTACGGGTGTGTTCTTGTGACGCGTATTCATCCACGCCATGGCGTAGCGGCCCACGGCCTCGAGCCCGGAGAGCCACGAGTCCACGGTGGCGACCATGGTGGAGGTCGCGTCCGTGTCGATGAGGACGTTATCCCAGGGGATCGCCGTCGTGCGGAGAACCTCCAGCGCGGTCACGAGGTCCGCATTCGTCATCTTGGGGCGCGAGGTCTGAAAGCGGACGCGGTCGCCCGCGATGAGCGTCCCCGCGGCAAAGTTCAGCGTCGCGCCCGTCGACCCGGCGGCCGCCGGCTTTTGGACATTGAGGACCAGCGTGGTCGCGGTCCCGAGGGCGAAGGGCCCATAGAACGTATTGCCGTTGTCCAGGCTGTACTGGTAGGTGATCCCGATCGTGCCGATCGTCCCCCCGGTGAGCACTTGCCACACGACGTCGTAGTCATCGAAGGGCGCGCCCGTCGCGGTGATGACGGAGGTCCCCGTGACCTTGGACACGTCGACCGTGCCGCAGAGTCCCGCCGTGGAGCACGACGGCGAGATCAAGAGCACCGGCTTTTTGGCCGTGTTGATGTAGTACGCGCTGTACTCGAGGCCCGGGCCGAGCCCTCCCTGACTCAGAATGTCCCCTTGCTTGGTGAAGGAGAAAGCCTGATTCGGGACGAGGCTGTGCACGAACGCGATGATCGCCAGGACCCCCGTCGTCGCCGGTTGGGTGACTCCGGTATTGCCGTCGCTCTTGGACACATTGACGTTCGGGGTACCCATGTCGTTACTCCTGCAGGGGAATGGGGTGCGTTTCGGGCAGGCTCAAAGGCCGGTGGAGCTTGAGGGAAGGCGTGACGATCGGAGACGCGACGTCCAGGAACACCGTCGCCAGGGTGCATTTCATGACGACCTCGACGCCCTGGAGGTTGTCGCTGTTCTCGTCGAATTCCCGGTACTCGCCCGGCTGCACGAGCGAGAAGAGAGAGACGGGCATCGAGGCCGGCTTGCCCTCGGAGCGCGCCTCGAGGTTTTGTGGGTTGATCGTGGAGCGCCGAAGCGAAGAGAAGACCGTTTCGAGCAGCCGATCGGCTGCCGTGAAGTGCTCTCCCCAGCTCTCCGCCTCGGGCGCGATCGCCCAGGCGAAGATCCGAAAGCGAAAGGGGATCACCACGTTCTCTCGTGGGTTGCCCGCCTTGCCGGTGCGCTCGCCGATCCCGAGTACTCCGCCATCGTCCCAGCCGGGCACGAAGAGGACTCGGCCGCCGATCGGTTCGTCGCTCTCCGTCCGCCATCGGGCGCGCCGCGAGCACTCGCCCACGACCGCGGCGATCTCGTGCGCCTTGAAGTAGCGGCGCACGGCGTCCGCCACGATGAGGAGGCCGTGAGGGCTCATGCCTCGACCTCGATCCACGCGCCCGACGTGTCCGAGGGCGGGTCGTAGCGAAACGTCACGGAGCACGGGCCCAGCATCGGGCCGACGTCGCCGCCGATCAGGGTGATGATCCGTGTTCCGAGCGTTTGCCCCGCGAGCAGGTTCTTGACCGTCACGTTATGCGCCGCGGGGAAGTAGAGGCGCAAGGTGCCCGCGCCCGAGGCCGGCGCCGCGATGGACTGGATCGTCACGTCGCCGGCGGCCGTGACCGTGACCTCGGAGAACCCCGCGAAGTCTGGAGACGCGCCCGAGTGATTGCCCGCGGCCCACGCGACCGCTCCAGGCGCGCCTCCGCCTCCGCCGCCCCCACCCCCGCCGCCGGTGCCACCGGTGTAAAAGCCGCTCATGCGCCGAATCTCGCCGCGAACGTGTGATCGGCCGCCGTGGCCGCCGTGTACGTCGATTGCGTGGTCGACCACGCGAACACCAGGCCGGTCGCGAAGCGCAGGCCCTGTCCAAGGAACGTCGTGTCGACGATGAGCGAGGACGTCCCCCACATTTCGATCGAGTCGATGAGCGTCCCATGGCCCGCCACGCCGTCGGCCGTGTCCCAAAACTGCAGGTACCGCGCGACCGCGTTGCGGTTCTCCGCGCGAAACGCATAGAGGCACCGTTCGCCGCTCCCCACGTTGGCGGTCACGCTCGCGATCCACGAATAGAACCCCGTCGCCGGTGCGGTCATGTGCCCCTCATCGTTTCGTTGAACGCATCGATCGCGGCCTTGCGCATCGCCTCGAGGACGACGCTGGGGAGCTCGGCGCCCGCGTCCGGGAGGATCTGACGCTTGGGGTTGCGGTTGTCGCCAAAGTTGTGGATCACGTCGGGCCCCGTGAGGGTGAGGACGATCGTCGACCCGTCGACCCGCACCGAAAGGTGCTCGGCCGCATGCTCGAGGGGACGCCCGCCGTCCTTCCTGGGAGGCCACGGGACGCCCTCGGGGGTCGTCCCAGCCTTCGCGGTGCGTTGGATGGCCTGGAGGACCCGCGGCGCCCCCAGCGCGGCCGCGCGCGGGCCCACGGCGCCGTAGCGGCGGAGCTTCGCAATGTGCGCCGCGAGCACGGCGTCCCCGTCGTCGCTCATGACCCAACCCCGCTATTGTCCTCGGTGCTGCCTTGGATCCCCTGGCGGGACATCGAGGTATAGGGGGACTGTTCCGAATAGCCGTTGACGCGCGCGGTCGTCCGGGCGCTGTCGCCGTCCGCGCTCGTCGGAATGTCGAAGAGACCCGCCACGCCGTCCGCGACCTCTCGCAGAAAGCCCTCGCAGCGCTCGTGCGCGGCCTCGAGCTTGACCGCCGTCGGGTCGTTTGGCTTGAACCCGAGCAGCCCCCGGATCTCCCAGTACACCATGATCGAAAGCCACCGGAGGAGGACCTCCGGAACGGCCGTTTCCGACTGGTAGACGTTGTCCAGGCTGTAGGCGCCCGCGGGGAACGCGAGCGAGAGCCCGGTACCTGCGAGCGCGACAAGGGCGCCCGTCACGACCCCGGAGACGTACGTGGGGACGGGGTCATAGGCGCGCGCGGTCCACTTGAAGACGGCCGTACCCACCGGGCCCGCCGTCGTGATGCTCGCGCCGACCTCGAGGCATCCGAGGACGGGCGCGCCCACGAACGTCACGCCCGGGGGAAGGGTCCCCGTCGCATTGAGCGGCGGGGGGAGCTTTCCGAACTGCAGCGAATTCCCCCACGTCGGGGACGCGCCGTAGCCCTTGCGAAGGCGCGCCTGCATTTCGTCGGTGCAGCCGCGCAAGCTCTGAGCGGCCGCCCCCGGATACGTCTGCTCGCACACGTCGAGCTCCGACGGGCGCACCATCGCGTAGACGGAGCGCCGCCGAAGGCCGGCCATGTCGAGGTACGGAATCACGGGGGCGTGTTCTCCTTGGAATGCCGCTTAGGTGGGGTCGATTCGATGAAACGCATATGGGTGCCCATACCCACTTACGTTCCTTCCCTGAATGTGCCACTCGAGCTCACGCGCTCGATCGAGGATGGCGTCGACGCCCGTCCCTCCGCCCTGGCCCGTGTAGTACGTCACCCGGAAGGGCTCGCGGTCGACGTACACGAACGCGCCGAGCTGCGAAGTGCGGAGCTCCTCGAGCGCGCAATACCAGGTGAGATCCTGCTGGACGGAGTCGGCCGACGTCGCGCCGGCCAGTTCCTGGATCTCGATCGGCTGGAGGAACCCCCAGTACTGGATGATCGAGGACACGTCGCCCGAGCCTCCGCCCGAGCTTGCGGCCTGGGCGATGTACTTGGCGTTCGTGAGCTGCAGCGCGCGCGGCATGAGCCGCGGGCCGACCGCGAGGCGCCGAGGACGAAGGAAGCGCGGCGTCACTCCGTTGGGCATCTTGATTGAAGCGACGTAGCTGAAGAACTTGCCCATGTTCTTGAACGCGGTGTCGAGCGACACCGATTCATCGATGGGAAGCGCTCCCGGGTATTCGCCCGACGCGGCGCCCGTGAACCAGTTGAAGTAGACGCCCGCCCCCGTCTGTTTGGGGTTGACGTAGTGCCCGGTCTGCGTCGCGTTCTGGAAGTAGTTTTGCCCATCGTACGCAACCCCGCTGTTTGCGGTCGCGCCGTTGAGAATCAACGTGGTGATGAGCTGTTGCGGCCAGTACGCACCGAGGGCTCCGACCTCCGCGGACCAAAAGCCCGCGTATTCGAACCCGTCGCCGTCGTTGTCCTCGACCTGATTCACCTCGAGCTGGAGGCCGGCGTTCGCGTTGCGGACGTCATACTCCTGCGTCACGGCCATCATGTCGTCGAACCGGATCCCGCCCCCGGTCGGGCCTCCGTCGTAGATTTGCGCGTTGGAGATCAGCCACGCGATGATCTCGCGCCGCTTCCCGGTGGTGCGCACCTTGGCGATGTCGCGATACCAGAGAACGTCGCTCGCGCTGATTCGCGCGAATTCGTTTTCCGTTATCACCATCATCTCGCTCTCAAAATCGAATAAAAAGGAGACTGTGAGGGCCATTGGTCGGATTCCTTCGTTGGGTGTGTGGGACCAGGCCCCGTTAGACCTTTTCGATCATGACGCCGCGGACGGCGTCGACGTCGTAGATGGTGCCGGCGATCGTGTTCGTGCCCGCGGTCGCGGTCGCGGTCGCGTTGTCGAGAAAGTAGGCCAGCGAAAAGAGCTGCGCGGCCTTGGTGATCGTGCCGTCGTTCTTCAGCCAGAAAAAGGTCTTCTCTTTGATGAAGTCGACCTCCAACGCCGCGCCTCCGGCGAGCACCGTGCCCGCGGCCACGCCCCCGAAGACGTGGCAGAGGCCCAGCGAGATAAAGGTCGCCGTCGCGGCGACTACGTTTTTGACGTTGTGAGTCGCCGGGTCCCCGACGATCCACGCGTTCTTGTAGTAGGTGCCCGCTGCAGCGGGAAAGCTGTAGCGGGTCCACTTGTCGATCAGTTTGGCCGTATCGGCCGCGAGCGCTGTCATGGGGCTTGATCCTTTCGGGTGGCTGCGGCCGGGTTACGCGACCTTGGCTTTTTGGATGTCGACCTCGCGGATATGCGCGAGGATCTCGGGATTCACGGAGAAGCCCGAGGAGGGCAGATCGAGTCCTCGCTTGGCGAGAAACTCCGCCGCGGTCCGCCGATCCATGACGGGCAGGACGAGGTCGTGCCCCTCGAGGAAGGGCTCCTTGGGGCGCGTGGCGCGACCGAAGCGGGCCGCGATCTCGCTCCGCTCCTTGGCCTCGCTCATCGAGGCGCGGATTCCCGTGCTCTCGTCGCGATCGCCGGCGCCGCGACCGTTGCCCACCTGGGAGCGGCCGCGCGTCGCCTGGACGTTCGGCTGGGCGGCCCGAGCTCGGACGTTTGCGGTCGCGCCCGGGGGAGGCGCGAGCACGGGAGAGGCCAGGAGGTCGCGGACCTCCGCCAAGGGTTTCTTGGCGAGCCAGGTGCGCTGTCCTTCGGTGAGGTCGGGGCGAGCGGCCAGGAGGCCCTCGCGCGTCTTGGAGTCGTTCTCCGCGGTGAGCGCGGCGACCGTCTGGTCGAGCGTTCCCACCTTTGCGACGAGCTCCGCGACGTCGGCCGTCGCGTGAACGGTCGGCGCTGGCGTGCGGGTCGTCGTCGTCGCGGGCTTGGGGGCAGGCTTTGCGCTCGCCGCGAACGGGGGCGCGTTGGCTCCAGCGGCGGCCGCAGCGACCGCGGCGGAGGCCTCTTCCTTCTTCTCCGGGGGCTTGCTCTCGCCCGGGTCCTTGCCCTCTTTGTTCTCGCCCTCCTCGCCAAACATCGCAGCAAGGATCGCCGCATGGCACTTGGTGCGGTCCTCGTCGCCCATCGCGGCGATCGCGGCGCGGGCCTTTTCCTTCTCGTCCCCGTCCTCGCCGAGCATCGCAGCGGCGATCGATTTGAAGTCGTGCATGGTGGATCCTTTGGTGGTGCTGGCAAGTGCAGTGACGAAATGCGTGGCGGGATTGATGGTGATCGCGCAGTTGAGGTACCGCGTGATCTCGCCGCTCTTGCTCGTGGAGTAGGCGGGTGAGAAGTACTTCCACTTGGGCGGGCGCTCCTCGAGGCCGGCGCGTACCTCGGCGCTCCACTCGCAATCCTCCGCCCAGAATTCGGGCCCGTCGGCGCCGTCGCGGATCCCCACCCGGTGGTAGCCGACCGCGGCGTGAAGCTCGGGCGCGGCCTTCGGGTCGAGTGACCCGTGGTCAATGTCGAAGCTGTAGAGGTTTCCTCGCGTCGCTTGATCGGCGATGAGCAGCGCCGCGCTCGCTTCGGTGAAGCGGTGGAGACCGTAGTCGGTTCGGTTGTCGCCGGCGCGCCAGATCCGGAACGCCGTCGGCGCGCCTCCGGGGGTCGCGCGCTCTACGCCGTCCTCCGCCTCGACGGCGATCGACGCGAACACGGTTCCCTTGGGGAACATCAGGCGGCCCTCCGGACGTCGGGCACGTCCTCGCCCGGCGGGCGATAGAGCTCGGAGCGCTGGCGCGCGCGCTCGATAAGGCGATCCTGCCGATCCTTGAGCTCGGTGATCTGGCGGACCCGCGCCTGATACCCCTCGACGCTCGGGGCATCGCCCTTGAGCGCGCGCACGGGGATCCCGTAGCGGACCATCATTTCGTCGATGTCCACTTCGCGGCCGTACTTCGCGAGGAGCTCCTGGACCTTGGCGATCGCCTCGGCGGCCGCGCCCATCGATTCGGCCTCCGCCTTGAGATCCTTGGGGCGCCGCGAGTCGTATTCCACGATCGCGCCCGTCTGGATCGCGTCGACGCCCCAACGCGATCCGATGAGCGCGGGCAAGGCCTGGCAATTCACCGTGTGCGCGAGGTTGTGCGCGGCGCGCGTGATCTTGTCCCCGCGGATCAGGCGATGAATGTCCGAGTTTTGGAAGCCGGCGCCGCCGTCGACGGTGACCACCTGGCCGCAGATGGCGATCGCGGCCTCGCGGTCGCTCGTGTCGATGTCCTGCTGAAAGACCTGGTAGCCCTCGCCCTTGGATTCGAGCAGGCCCACGTCCCAGCCGGCGGGGAGCTCAAACACGGTATTCACGCCCCACGCCATGAGCCGCGCGAGCATGCCCATGCGGTCGGGCTCGCTCGCGCCCGCCGGCGCCTTGGAGTAGCGCGCGGCGTTCGCGAGCTTCATTCCGTAGTTTGCGCGATGCAGGATGGCATGTTCCTTGTTGACGTACGCGCGTCCGAGGCACAGCCAATTTGCAGCCATCCACGGGGCGACGCGCGCCCGCGAGTGAAGGATCCAGCGGCCGTCCCCGGGAGTGATCGGGAGCGTCGCTGCGACGCTGTTGTAGTACCATCGGTTCTCCTGCCACCGGTAGCGCAGGAACTCCGGCTCGAGCCGGATCATGATGGGAAAGTCGCGCCCCTCGACGGGCACGAGCTCGGCGACCGAAACGCCGATCTTCTCCTCGTCGTCCAGCATGAGCTCGAGCTCGGACGGGGGGAGCATGTCGTCGTAGACGGAGCGCGAGCCGTTGCGCGCCTCGAGCGCCTCGATCTGGTCGAGGGGCCCATAGAACTTGCGCGGGAGCGCGACAACGCCCGAGGTCAGCGTGGACATGAGCCCCGAGATCGTGCCGTCGCGGCGCATCGCGCGGGCGAGCCGCGCAATGATCTCGATGTTGCCGCTATCCGCGTTCGATTGCGCGACCTCGAGGTCCGCGAGATACCATCGAAGCTTGGTGAGCGGAATGGGGACGAGCTGCCCGCCCATCGCCTCGCGGATCCGCTTGACCACCGGGTCGTCGAGGTCCAGGCCGCGCGCCGGCGCCTGGTCGTACGCGCTCACCCCGAGCAGCGCGGACCGCAGCTTGTCGCGGAGGACGTCGCGGAGACCCACTACCGATCCGGATACGAGGTCCCCCCGCCGGGGAGCCAGGACAACGCGCGGCAGTCCCCGGTTTTCCCCAACGCTGCTACGCTAGGGATTCATGGGCGCACCCACACGGATCAAGAATGCCACCGTCTTGCGGCTCGCGGCCGAGTCGAACCGCGACCCGCGCACCGTGCGTCGGGCGATCGCCGGCGACCCCAAGGTGAGCGAGAACAGCCGCGAGGCCATCATCAAGGCGGCCGCCCAGCTCGGGGTCGAGCTTCCTGACCCCACGAAGCCCTAAACACTGGGGCCCGGCCCACCCCGCGGAGTGAACCGGGCCCCTCTTCTTGGGTATTCTTATTCGCTCGAGCGCGGGCCCCTCGAGGGGCGCGGCGAGGGTGACACGGGGTCGGCCTTCGGGGCGGGCGGGGAGTCGTCCTTGGTCTGCTCGGTGGGCGGGGTGTCCGTCGGCGCGGCACCGGGCGGGGTCACCATTGGGGCCTGGTCGGCCTCCTTGGGCACGCCTGGCGCGAAAAACTTCACGGCGAAGTCCCGGCCGACGGCGATCGCGCGCGACACGGCGTCGCCATCCGAGATCGGGAGCGTGCGCCCGTGGACATCGGTCTCCGTGTGGCCCAGCAATTCGCCGAGGGCATCGCGGGCGATGGCGAGGGCAAGATGATCTCGATCGGACTGGCTGGGGTCGGTCATGGTGCGCCCAGCATACCTCAGGACGCGCGGCGGCCGCCATAGGGCGAAACCTGGCCCCCGTAGGGGTCCACCTGGCCCGCGTACGGGTCGACCGTCGCGGGCCGCGGGCTTGCAGACGTCTGCACGTCGCTCGAGCGCGCGCCGCCTCGCAGATCAGGCGGGACCCACGCGGCGAGCGCGAACGCGTCGCCCCCGTCCGAGGAGCGTCCGAGCTGCGCGCGGATCTCGCTCTTGGGCTCGAGCTCGGAGCGCCCGCCCTCGACGGGACGCCAGCGATAGGCCACCAGATCCCCCTGGAGCTTGACGTCCGTCGGAATGCACCCGCCCTCTTTCACCCACTGCGCGAGACCCGCAAAGAGGAGATCGCGATAGTAGCGATAGGCCTCGGCGAGCTTGCCTTTCGGGGGCGGGTTGCCCGCGTGGAACTCCTGGAGCCGGAACGCGCGCGCCTGCGCCTCGCCCTGCGCGCGGTACGCCCGGAACGTGTGCACCCAACGCGTCGCGATCTCGCCGTCCGCGTCGAGCGTCACCACCGGGAGGTTGCCGTCCTCGAGGTCCTCGCGGGTCCGGTGCTTGTTGAGGAGCTCCCACGCCTGGAGCAGGCCCCCGTCCTCCGAGATGCTCCGGTGGCGCACGATCTCGAGCCACGCGTCGCCACGGAGCAGCACGAAGACCGTCTCGTCGCCCTCGAGGCCGGCGCCGGCGATATCGATCCCGAGGCGAAGGCGTCCAACGCGCGAGCACTTCGCCAGCCTGTCCGGATGGCTCGCCGCCTTGACGACCTCCCACGGAAAGAGCTGGCCCTGGGAGGCCTTCGGAAAGCGCCCCTCGACGTCCGAGGTCCAGAGGATCGAGCCTCGTCCCCACGCGCGATCGCGCTCCTCGAGCCAGAGACGGCTCGCCAGGCCAGGGAAGACCTCGCGCCCCTCGAGGACGTTCGGGCTCTCCTCGCTCGAACAGACGATCCGCCGATAGAGATCCATCTCTTCGTGAAACGCCCGATAGAAAAACCCGTACGGCTTGGTGGGGTTCGAGGTCAGCACCGTATGACAGTCGAACGCGGCGAGGTTGCCCACGACCGCGGCGAAGTAGGCCTCTTTGACGTCCGAGGCCTCATCGATGAGCGCGAGGATCTTGTGGCCGGAGAACCCGCGGAGCTGGCCTGCATTCGTGGCCGTCTTTCCGAAGATATGGCGGAAGTCGGGCGCCCGGACGCCTGTTCGCGCTTGGGTTCCGACGTTGCCCGTCAGGATTTGGGAGTGTCGACACGGCGCCGGCGCCTCCGGGTCGTCGCGCTTGCACTCGACGCACTTCCCGCTCTCCGCGATGAGCTGGCGGATCTGTAGGTACAGGATCCCGTCGAGCTGCGCATAGCTCGGCGCGAGCATGAAGACTTTCGCGCCCGGAAACGACGCGTACCACCAGAGGGCCGCGACCGCGACGGCGAAGTCCTTTCCGATCTTGCGGCCGCCGGCGGCCGCCACGTGACGGTTGTCGCGGATGGCCTCGAGGAACTCCGTCTGGAAGCGCCAGAGGCAGACGCCCAGGACGAAGTGTGCAAACCCTACCGGATCGGTTTGCCAACGGGGCGACGGCCAGGCCTTCGCGACGTGGCGATCATGCACGAGCCGCAGACGCGCCCCGAGCTCGGCAAACGGGTTTGCCCCTCGAGGGCGGAATGCGCGCGCTTCACCTGGCAAGCGGCCCGCCTCATCGCGTGAGGCGAGCTCGCCGCGGGGGGATCGCGAGACGCGGGAAGTCGTTTGTATAGTGATCGGGCTCCTCGGGGCGGAGCATCCGGCACCCGGGGATCACTTCGCACATGCCCTCGTAGACCCCATCGGCCGCGTCCTCATCGAGGAAAAACCCGCGCTTCTCAAAGGCGCGCTTCAAGCCCTTCGTGACGAGCTTGATCGTGTCGCGCTGGGTGAGAAAGAGGAGCTCGGGGAACGCGGCCGCCTTCGATCGCAACACCCGGATCGCGACCTCGCGCGCCTGGGCTCGTCCGATCGGCCGCATCCCCGCGGGCATGGTGACCGTGGATCCGGGGTTCGTCTCATGGTCGTTTCCGGCCTGGAGGTTCGATTCGCTCATGGCAATAACCCTAGCTGACCGGCGCGGTGTGCTTCTAGGGCCCACGCGGCCGAGCCCACCGGACCACCTGAGCGCAGCTCGAACAGCGGGCCTCCGGGCTCGGCTTGGCGGTTGTCATGTGCTGCTCGCCGCAGTCCTCGCACTGGACGCGCCACACGGGCCACATGCCGGCCCGCCAGTTCGCTGGGCGGACGATCCCGAGATCGATCAAGGTTCGTGCAATTTGTACCGTTCTCCGGTCCCGCACAAGTCGTTCCCCTGGTCGACCAGATCCGGGCCCATCTTGGCCAGCGCGGACGCCTGCAGCTGGCGCACCCGCTCGCGCGTCACCCCGAGGATCTCCCCGACCTCCTCCAGCGTGTGCGGCGTCTCCGCGAGGTCGAGGGAGCAGGTATGCGCCAGCTCATCGAGCTCGGCATGGCCGTACCGGTACGAAAGGTTTCCGCTGCGCTCTTGGACCTCGAGGAAGAGATGGTGCCTACACCCGACGAACGGACAGGGGCGCCGCCCGTCGACGCAATCGGCGCGCGTCTGCGGTCGCTCGAACGTCTCCGGGTATTCCGAGCCCATAAGGAACACCCGACGCTTTGCGCCCCGGAGGTTTTCGCCCTTCGAAAGGCGCGGGCCTCGATGGCCTCCTCTCACGCGGGGCATGAGCCCGGGGTCCCGTCCTCGTCGCCATCGCACAGGCACGGGCCCGCATGGCCCGGCCACCGGTTGCACCACCCGCCACACTCCAGGCTCTTGTTGCAGCACATCGTCCGTCGCTCGCGATCGAGAAGGCTCTCTGTCCTGAGTTTCTCACGGTAGAAGACCAGCCAAAGCGACGACCCGTGCGTGACAAGCGAGAGGGCACCGGCCGCGACCAAGGTCCGGATCGGGAGACCGCTCTCCAGGAGAGAGAGGAGCTCAGGGGACACTGTCGAGGCCGGCCACTTGGACGTGAGCTCCCATGAGCGCTGGTCCTCTATGTCCTTACCGATCATCGGGCCCCGTACTCCTCGAATGCCGCCGCGACCGCCGCAACGGCCTCGGGATAGGGTTCTAGCGTCTTCGTGAGGAGCTCGAGGATCTCGCGCCACACCCGCGACCGGACGAGCGCCGGCCAGGTGATTTCCGTCTGGCCCGTCACCGACGCGAGGAGCTTGCCCTGGGTCGCGATGCTGTTGGCCAGGTGGCGGATCTCCGACGGCGGGCAATCGGCCATCCGACCGCGCAGGACTCGGAGCGTCTCCACGACGATCGCTTTGACGTCCTCCGTGGCATCCGCAAGCGGGGGACGAGCGGCCGCCGGAGGTGCGGCGAGAGCGCTCGCGGCCGCCACCGTCATCTCCTGGAGCGCCCTCGAGCTCGGCTCCACCGGAGGCCAGGTCCACCCCGGGACCGCCTTGGCGACGGCAAGGAAGTGCGCCGAGGCCAGGGGCCGCTCGCCCTGCTCCACCTGGACGATCATCGAGGGCGCGACCTCGAGGGCCCGAGCGAGCGCTCGGACGCCCACCCCCGCGGCGAGACGGCACGCGCGGAGATGGGCGCCGAAATCAGAGGGCATCGGGTCACGGCGAAATGAAGGTGACCGATTCGTATTCGCCCGGTGGGCATGTGATCGCGACCCACCCGTCGCGCACGCTGGGCGCGTGCACCTGGGCGCCATAGCCCGCATCGACCAGGGGTCCAGGCGCTCCAGGCGCGAAGGTGACGAGCGCGACCACACGAGCGAGATCCTGGGCGCTCTTGCCAGGGTACGCGTGTGCCGCATAGGTGCCCCCGCCCTGGTCGCAATGCTCGATCGCCGCGACCGAGGAGGACGACGTCGAGCCGCTGACCGTCTGCGCTGCTGCCGTGTGCTCGGAGCTGCTCGGGCCCGAGGCCGCGAGCTCTGCGCCGCTCGTGGCGCATGCGGTCAAGAGGACGGCGAGGGCGATGCGGATTCTGTTCATGCTGCAACCTTTTGCTGAACGGCCTTCACTCTTCGGAGATCCGCGTGACGTTTTGCGAGG